CGCGCCTCCAACTGCCACCACGTCGCCCGCAGGTCGTGGGGAAAGACGTTCAGGCTCGTCACGCCGAACGGGGTGTGGGAGCTCCGCAGCCCGCTGTTCGCCCTGTGCGGCTCCGGCACGACCGGGTGCCATGGGAAGTTCCACGACGGCGGCCTCAGGGCCGAGTGGGTCTGGCGCACCGGGGCGGCCGAGGAGGCATGGTGGTCGGGCACGCTGCTCAGGGAGTACCCGCCGCACAGCCCCGACCTCTACATGTTCGGCTACTGGGCCATCACCGACCGATACGGCAACGAGATCATCCGAGAGGTGAAATGACGATGGAGATCACCAACTGCGAGCAGCACGTGCTCGCCGAGCTCGACTACGAGCAGCGCCGCAACGAGCGCCTCGTGGAGGAGAACGACAAGCTGGCCAAGCAGCTCGACGCCATGACAAAGAGGGCCAACGGCTACAGACGCATCATCAACCGCGACAAGACGCCCATCGAGGCGCTCGCGGACAGGGTCATGCGCGAGGAGATGCTGAACCGCTTCACCTACGCCGAGGTCACGGACGTCAAGAGCGCGTTCAGCGGAAGGCTGCTCGACTTCGACGAATGGTGCCACGATGCGATGCGATATGTGGCGCTGGCGGACGACGTCGGCGAGGAGGAGTTCACCCGGTTCATGCGCCGGGACCTCAAGAAGATCTACGACAAGAAGGTGACCAAATGTACCGAGTAGAGGCGGTCGTGTTCGACAAGAGCGACGGCGGCAGGCCGAGGCCGTCGAGCGGAGCCTTCTACGACGTCTGCGCGGGGAGCTTCGAGAAGTGCATGGAGTTCATCCGCTCCAACGCCGTGACCCCGCCGGACTGCCCGCCGACCTTCTACCGCATCGTCGCCATCCCGGGAGGCGGCGCATGAGAACGAAGCCGCGCATCACCTGCGACGTATGCGGAAGGGACATCACCTGGGACTTCGCACGCGCGACGTTTACGAGGAAGTCGATCGGCTACATCCAGGACGGATGGAAGGTCCGCGCGAAGCTCGACCTGTGCGAAAGGTGCTCCGGCGACGTCGAGAGGTTTATCAACGAAAGGAGGGAGACAATTGGCAACCGAGATTAACCCGCTCATCATCCCGTTCGACAGCTTGCTGGTGACGAGGAGCAAGCGGGAGTACCGAGAGGTCGTCCGTGGCTGGGGCGAGGAGGCGTTCGAGCTCGAAGGCCTCGACGGCGTGACCACGGCGGTACGCGGCAAGGGCTGCGTCATCTGGGTCAGCAAGAAGCTCAAGGGGCACGACCTCTACGGGCTCGCGGCGCACGAGGCGACCCACGCGGCCTGCGACATGCTCGACATGATCGGAGAGGACGAGCCCGCCCCCGAGGAGCTGGCCTACATGGTGCAGTCCATCACCACGGGCATCATCATCGCCTGCGAGGGGGCGTGACGATGGCCAACCCCAAGGTGCTGCGGAAAACGCAGCTGCTGCGCCTGCTCGTGAACGAGCTGTGCGACAGCATCGAGGCCCGCGAGGCCAAGGAGTCAAACCCCCACACCTACCCGAGATTCGGCTACGGCGGCCTCGAGGACGGGCAGGGCAAGACCCAGATACAGAACGACATACGCAGGTGCAGGAGAACGCTCCTCGACCTGTGGAAACTGATCGGGAGGCAGTGAAGATGGCTAGGAACGTCTACGGCGGCTACTGCCGCGAGTGCGGCAGGTGGACGCCTCCCGGGTTCGGGCACTTCGAGCGCTACCGCGGCGGCTGGCGCGTCCACTGCGTCGAGTGCGCGAGCGGGCGGAAGCTGCCGCCCGAGGGAGACCAGGCGGCGCAGGACATGCGGCGCCACGTAAGGAACATGGTGAACGACGGAAGGTACGGGAAGAGGGGATACAGATGACGGGGAACGAGAGGCCGGACATCTATGCGGACGGACTCCGGGAGGAGCGCTGTGAGAACTGTCTGCACTGCTGCGCGACGGTGCTGCGCACCGTCCACGGCGTGGAGCGCACCGAGTACGAGTGCGGGCGGCGCCCGGAGTTCGTGCACCGCACGCAGGGGCTCGCCAGGTGCAACTACTGGACCGACGCGAGCTACGAGACCGGGGAGGACTAATGGCAATTATCGAAATGCCCAAGGGCGTGACCCCATCCACGATCCCCGAGTATGCAACGCCCAACGAATGGGCCGAGGCTTTCAACGTGAGCCTGAGGACCGTCTACAGGATGTGCAAGGACGGGGAGCTAATGACCGTGAGGACGCCCGGCAGCATCCGCATCTGCCGCGACATGTCCTTTGTACTGCTGGGGCTAGATAGGTGATGGCAATGGCGAATATCGAGTTACCAAAAGATGCCGAGGGCCGCGAGATTCCGCTGGACACCAAGGTGCTGTACAACAACATAGGCGTCGGGTACGAGGTGAACAGGTTCACGTTCGGATTCGATGTGATCACACACGAGGTCGAATGGACAGCCGAGTCCTACGGGACTGGGGACATGGTGTACCACTTACCTGCCAACTCCATGTACCTCGAGAAGCCGGACAGCCTCAAGCAGCTCGCGGAAGACCTCAACCGTGTGTGGGATGTGCACGGCAAAGGCTGCAGGGACATGCCGTGCCACTACGACAAGGACCGTGGCGAGTACTGCAACGATTGCAAGCTGTGCAGCCACGGGAAGATGAATTGCCTCGATGCCATGATGGCCAACATCGTATCGCGTGTGAACCGTCTTGCCGGTGATTCCGAATGATTGAGCTACCGAGGGACGCCGAAGGGCGTGAGATTCCGCTGAACACGAAGAGGTTATACGACGCCGGCGGTGTCCCGGTCAGCATTCGAGCGTTCCGCTACAACCCGAATGAATGCTTCTGGAGAGTCGAGCGTTTAGACGGGTTGGGAACCCCAATGACGACAGCGCTAAGATTCACCCAGCCAGACAGCTGGGAGAAGCTCGAAGAGGACTTGGACAAATGCGTCGCAGAAGGCACCGCTTGCACGTACTTCAGCAAGGATGGAACCTGTCAAAGATGTTCTCTCAGCAATATAACAACTGGTTGCTCTCCGAAAGTGATTGAGGACATCGTATCCCGCATCCGCAAGCTGAGGGGTGAGGCCTGATGGCGACGCACAGGCTCAAGATTCAAGAGCAATACGCCGACGCCGTCCTGAACGGCACCAAGACGTTCGAGATTCGCAAGAACGACCGGGGTTACAAGGTCGGCGATGAGATCGTATTCGACGTTGTCACGAACGAAGGCTACGCCGTCGGGGAAGCAGCCAGGCATCCGCTCAACAGTGAAGTCTACCGAATCGACTACATCCTCGACGACTTCGAGGGCCTTGCCCAGAAATACGTGGCGCTGGCCATATCCAAGGTGGACGAATGATTACCGATGAAAAGCGCCGCGAGGCGGCGGCGAAGGAGGTATAGCCATGGCATACAGCGACTACGGCGCGTTCGTGTACCTCAACGGCGAGCGCAGAACCGACAAGGAGGACGTAGGCGTATACGACACCGACGAGGGTTCCCTGCCTACTGGACTCCGCGTGTACGCGAACATCATGAAGCACCATGACGGATTCGAGTGGTTCGAGTTCTCGCACCATGGAGTCATGGGCGACGGCAATGTCCGCGTCGGGTGCTACAAGCAGGGTTGGCCGGAGGTCTACGAGTGGGAGGACGGCGAGGACAAGCCGACCATATACACGTTCGATGACCTTTCCCGCAAGTTCGGGTGGGACGGTTACGAGGAGTACGGCGACACGAGGTACGCCGCAGACGAGTACGACGAGGAGTTCGACTTCCTTGGATGGCACTTCCACTTCTGGGGCGACGATACCGGCGGTACTCCGAGGTACGGGGCGACCATGAGCCGCGACGGAGAGACCTGGGAGTGCGACTACGACTGTATGTTTGGAGCTGGTTTCGATGACATTCACTAGCGAAGAGCGACGCGAGATGGCTGAGAACCTGCGACACCTGACCATCGGCCACTCCATCCAGTACAAGGAGCAGTTCTTCGACGAGCTTGCCGAGGTGGTGGTCGGCTTCGAGGACTACCATGACTTCGATGTTGTCCTCGATAAGCTCGCTGATCTCATTGACCCGGAAGGGGGAGACGATGATTAACGACGAGGAGCGCAAGCGAGCGGTGGCTGAGTTGCGCGAAGCATCGACCGGGGCATACCGCCACGTTGATTCACTCGACGTGATTGCAAACTCAATCGGCGTCGAGGTGGACGGCAAGTTCATTCACGAGGTTGAGAACGAGACGTACGCGGCCCTTGCAGACCTAATCGACCGTCCGACATGTCACAACGTCGCCGACTACACCAAGGAATCATTCAAGTGCTCAGAGTGCGGGTGCCGCGTGCTGGTGCCCGGCGACAGGCCGGACGGTGTGCTCGTCGTGACCTCCGAGGCGTTCCCAGTCGACTGGTACTCATGCCCGGTCTGCGGGGCGGTGGTGGTGGAAGATGAAGCGTATTAAGTTCGCAAGGCCGGTCGATTGCCCGACGTGCGGTGCGACCCCGTCGCACCAGAAGTGGAAGCCGCG